TGCTTTGGTAACTATATCATGTACCGAGGCATCAACAACGGTCGGAGAGTAAAGCAAAAGATTGAATACTCTCCGACTTTGTATTTTCCTACGAACAAGAATACCGAACGGCGTTCTTTGCAAGGAGATGTGCTTGAGCCTAAATCGTTTGGCTCGATCAGGGAGGCTAAAGAGTTCATCAAGAGGTACGAAGAAGTTCAAAACTTTAAGATGTTTGGCAACACCAGGCTCGAGTATGCCTATATTGCCGACACTCAAAAGGGGGTCATAGATTGGGACATTAAAGACCTCGACATAGCTATCATCGACATTGAGGTGGGGTCTGAAAACGGGTTCCCGGACCCAGCGACCGCCAGCGAACCGGTGACCGCCGTAGCTGTGAAAAGACTAAATAAAAGGTTAAGCGTTTACGGATGCGGGGATTTTGACAATACCCGTGATGATGTTGACTATATTAAGTGCCAAGACGAATATACCCTTCTTAAAACCTTTCTGATGGATTGGGAAGCGAATACACCAGATATTATGTCTGGTTGGAATATTAAGTTCTTTGATATTCCCTATCTACACAATCGTATGCAGCGGATTCTTGGGCCAGATTTGACTAAGAAACTTTCGCCATGGAATAATATAGCAGAACGTGAAAAGATTATTAAAGGTAAAAAGCAGATAACATATGAGATTTTCGGCATTTCTTGTCTTGATTATATTGAGTTATACCGCTGGTATGCTCCTGCAGGTAAGTCACAGGAATCATACAAGCTTGATCATATTGCCTCAGTAGAACTTGGCACAAACAAATTAGATTATTCTGAATACGATAATCTACATCAACTCTATAAACTCAATTATCAAAAGTTTATTGAGTATAACATTAAAGACGTAGAACTTATCGTAGATTTGGAAGATAAGTTGAAGTTAATTGAATTGGCTGCAACTCTGGCCTATGATACAAAAACGAACTTTGAGGATGTATTTGCTCAAACTCGTATGTGGGATTCTTTGATTAATTGTTATCTGATGGAACAAAAGATTATTGTTCCGCCAAAAGAACGCAAAGAAAAAGATTCTGCATTTGAAGGTGCATATGTAAAAGAACCACAAGTTGGCAAGCACGATTGGGTTGCATCGTTTGACTTGAACTCGCTTTATCCACACTTATTGATTCAGTATAACATTTCACCAGAAACTATTATTGAACCTCACGAATACACACTTGAAATGCGGCGTATCATCTCTGATGGTGTAAGTGTTGATAAGATGCTTGATAAGAAAGTTGATACAAGCAAACTAGATGGTGTTACATTAATGATGGAAGAAATGTATGAGGATCGTAAGAAGTTTAAGAAGTTAATGATTAAGGCACAACAAGATTATCAAGTTGAAACTGACGCTAAAAAGAAAGCAGAATTAGATAAACTAATTGCTCGTTATAATAATCTACAACTTGCAAAGAAGGTTTCACTAAACTCCGCTTACGGTGCTCTAGGCTCACAGTATTTTCGTTTCTATGATTTGCGTCAGGCATTGGCAGTTACACAAGCAGGCCAATTAAGTATTCGTTGGATTGAGAAAAAACTCAATCAGTTTATGAACAAATTATTGAAAACGGAAAAAGATTATGTTATCGCCTCAGATACAGATTCGATTTACCTACGTCTTGGTGAACTCGTTGATAAAGTGTATAAAGAAAAGACGGACACTAATTCAATCATCACCTTCATGGACAAGGTCTGTGAAGATAAAATACAACCGTTTATTGACGAAAGTTATCAAGAGCTTGCTGAATATGTCCACGCACATTCTCAAAAAATGATTATGAAACGTGAAGCTTTGGCAGACAAAGGTTTGTGGACTGCCAAGAAACGCTATGCGCTGAATGTGTATAACAACGAAGGTGTTGTATATAAAGAACCAAAACTCAAAGTGATGGGTTTAGAAATGGTGAAGTCATCTACACCATCTGTTATCCGTGAAAAGATGAAAAAAGTTTTAAATCTGATGATGATGGGCACCGAAGAAGATGTACATGCGTTTATCGATGATTTCAAATCACAATTTATGAAATTGCCTCCAGAAGATATTTCATCACCAAGAGGGTGTAATGGCATCGCACAATATTCTGATTCAGTAACATTGTACAAAAAAGGTACACCAATTCATGTCAAAGGCGCAATTCTTTACAATTTTCATGTAAAGCGTCTAGGACTGGAGAATAAGTATCCTATGATACAAGAAGGCGAAAAGTTAAAGTTTGCATATCTTAAAATGCCAAATCCAGTTAAAGATACGGTGATTAGTTTTCCACAACGATTGCCAAAAGAATTAGATTTACAAGAATTTATCGATTATGATATGCAGTTTGACAAAGCCTTCTTAGAACCAATCCGTGTAGTCTTAGATTGCATGGGTTGGAAAACAGAAAAACAAAATTCAATCGAGGACTTTTTCGGATGATACAAGTTATTTTTCCACTTATTACTGCTTTGGCACTTTCTGCCATTGCTGCATTTTATTCTGTGATTGGTTTAGCACAAATATTTCCTGGTTCTTTTTGGCCAATTATCATTATGGGTGCAGTATTAGAGATTGCTAAACTCGTTACTGTATCGTGGGTTTACAATAATTGGCACACAACAGCAAAGATAATGAAATATTATTTTAGTGCTGCGGTTGTTTTGTTAATGATAATCACATCAATGGGTATTTTTGGTTATCTTTCAAAAGCTCATTTAGAATCTAATGTAACTCTTGGTGCTAATTCCGTTCAATTACGAACTATTGAGGCTCAAGAAAAAATTGCTAAAGATAGATTAGATTATTTGCTTAAACAAGCATCTGATCCTGAAAAAACAAGTGCTAGAGTTGACCGTGACATTCGTGCTGCTCAAGCAGAACTAAAAAAGTTGTCACAAGAAAAATTGCCTCTGATGGCAGAAGAAAACAAATTGGCAGCAGAAATTGGTCCCATCAAATATATCGCCGAAATGTTCTATGATAAAGAAGATCCATCATTCATAGATAAAGCTGTAAGAGCGGTCATCATTACAATTATCATCGTATTTGACCCACTTGCCATTCTATTATTGATTGCAGCTCAAGAATCATACCGCAGACATATTGGTAAAGATAAATCTATTTTAGATGAAAAGCTTGACAATCAGCCTGAAAATGATGTACCATTTAAATCATACTTAGAAACAACTTCAAACGAAATTATACCTAAAGATAAAATTACACGACTTGACGGAGGTTCATTTTAACATGAGTTTATTAGATAAATTGAAAAAGAATACAACGATTAAAGATTCGTCTATTCTTGCTAAATCAAAATTCTTTAATGAAAAGGATATGATACCAACCGATGTGCCAATGATAAATGTGGCACTATCAGGTCAATTAGATGGCGGCCTTACACCAGGTCTTACCATGCTGGCAGGCCCTTCTAAACACTTTAAAACAGCGTTTGCTCTTTTGATGGCATCTTCTTATCAAAAGAAATATAAAGATGCGGTTGTTTTGTTTTATGATTCAGAGTTTGGCACACCGCAGAAATACTTTGAAACATTCAATATCGATATGGATAAAGTATTACATACGCCAATTACCGACATTGAAGAACTGAAACACGACATTATGAATCAGCTGCAAGGCCTCGACAAAGATGACAAAGTGATTATTGTCATTGATTCGATTGGTAATTTGGCCTCACGCAAAGAAGTTGAAGATTCGCTTGAAGGTAAATCTGTTGCAGATATGACCCGTGCTAAGCAAATCAAATCATTGTTTCGTATGATTACACCACATCTCACAATTAAAGATGTGCCAATGGTTGTTGTGAATCACACATACAAAGAGATTGGTATGTTTCCAAAAGATATTGTGGGTGGTGGCACAGGTTCTTATTACTCAGCTGATACCATTTGGATTCTTGGTCGCCAACAAGAGAAAACTGCTGGTGAACTTACTGGTTATAATTTCATTATCAATGTTGAAAAATCTCGCTATGTGCGTGAGAAGTCCAAAATTCCTGTCACAGTATCTTTTGATGGCGGCATTCAAAGGTATTCAGGTCTATTAGAAATTGCATTAGAAGGTAATTTTGTTCAGAAACCATCAGCGGGTTGGTATGCAAAAGTTGACCAAAAGACCGGAGAACTTGGTGCTAAATTGCGTGAATCGGACACCAACACTAAAGAATTTTGGAAAGATATTTTAAACGATAAGAAGTTTAAAGAGTTTATTAAACAAA